CTCTACAGCTATAGAAATCCGTAGAACCACAAGTCAGGGCACAAAGCTCGTAGATTATGCGTCAGGTTCAGTACTAACAGAATCAGATTTAGACACGGATAGTGACCAAGCGTTCTTTATGTCCCAAGAGGCTATTGATGACGCTGGTGACGTAATTAAGTTATCTAACGTTAACTTCCAATGGGACGCACAGAATAAACGTATGACCAACGTTGCTGACCCTGTGAACGCACAGGACGCAGCTACTAAGAATTGGTCAGAAACATCTATGTCTGCTCAGGTAGCTCAGGCTACAACACAGGCAACTAATGCAGCAACCAGTGCTACTAACGCTTCTACTAGTGAAACCAATGCGGCAGCTTCGGCTACAGCAGCGGCAGCTAGTGCGACCGCAGCAGCAGCTAGTGAAACAGCGGCTGAAACTGCTGAGACTAATGCTGAAACAGCTGAGACTAATGCAGAAACTGCTGAAACAAATGCAGCAGCCAGTGCGTCAGCAGCAGCAACCTCTGCGACTAACGCAGCGGCTTCCGAATCATCCGTAGCTACTAATGCTACAAACGCAGCGAACTCAGCTTCAGCTGCGGCTACATCTGCTAGTAATGCTAGTACATCCGAAACTAACGCAGCGACCTCTGAGACCAACGCTGGGACATCTGAAACTAATGCAGCGTCCTCTGCTACGGCAGCGGCTAGCTCAGCTAGTGCAGCTTCTACAAGTGAAACCAATGCGGCGTCTAGTGCGTCTGCGGCTTCAACTTCTGCGACCAATGCTGCAACATCAGAGACCAATGCAGCAACTTCGGCTACAAATGCAGCTACATCTGAGACCAACGCAGCAACTTCTGCGACCGCAGCTCAAACAGCTCAAGCAGCAGCTGAGGCAGCAGCAGATAACTTTGATGACACATATTTAGGAGCTAAGGCTTCTGACCCTACAGTAGACAATGACGGTGACGCATTAAGTGCTGGTGACTTGTATTTCAATACAACTGACAACAACATGAAAGTCTATGATGGTTCATCATGGAATAACACGGCTGTCAGCACAACTAACTTAGTATCGAAAACAAGTAACACTGGCTCAGCTGAACTACCTTCAGGTACTACAGCACAAAGAGACGGTTCACCATCAGCTGGATACATGAGATTTAACGCTGATGAATCATCCTTTGAGGGTTATGACGGTTCTGTATGGGGTGCTATTGGTGGTGGTGGAGCTACTGGTGGTGGTTCTGACCAAGTATTTGTAGAGACAGACCAAACAGTAACTACAAGTTACACATTAAATTCAAACAAAAACGCTATGTCAATTAGCCCCTTAACCATAGGAAGTGGCGTAGTGGTTACAGTCCCTACTGGACAGAGGTGGATAATACTATGACGTGTAAGATTAACGCAAGCACAACTGGTGCTGGTGGTTTATTAGTAGAAGGAGATAGCAGCGGTGTTATTGATTTACAATCTAATGGTGTAACTAAAGTATCTTTTGACGCTAGTGGTAACATGTCCACATCAGGAACTGTACCATCATCAGCATTGACTGGAAATTTACCAGCATTAAATGGCTCAGCATTGACTAGTTTATCAGCACCTAATTTAACAGGTGCATTACCAGCTATAGATGGTTCATCATTAACTGGTATATCTACACCTATAACAAAATCACAAGTTATATACCACAGTACAAGTACAGTAAGTAGTGGTAATACACAAATAACTTTGTTTCGAGAATTTAAGTATCCATCTAATGGAAAAATATCAGGAACATTTAATAAACAATCTGCTTCTACTACTATGGTGGTATACTTCCACTATTGTGCTAGAGCAACAAGTGGTAATCCTCATACATTTGCTATGTGGTGTGACGCTGGTAACACCACATCTTTGTTTCAAGCAACGCACCATGACCCTTATCATCAGTCACAATCACAAGTTAACCACACATATGTAGCTAGATGGACAGGACTATCTGCTGGTAATCATACCTTTAATTGTGCAATGGGTAGAGGAGATACTTCTAGTGTTCAGTATGTCGTCAACTTTAATGAAAACAGTTATGATGGTTTAGGTATTAACACCAATGGTTATTCAATGATTTATGCAATGGAGATAGAATGATAGTACAAGCACTTATAAAACTTAGACCAAATGCATTATGGAAAGTCAATGGTGATACCTATGCTGACATTGAATGGTTAGATGAAAATGAAATTAAACCAACAGAAGAAGAAGTCAATCAAGCTATTACAGAAGTAACAGCAGAAAGAGAATCTAACTTATATAAAGGTCAAAGAAGAGAAGCTTATGGTTCTCTTGAAGCTCAATTAGATATGTTGTACTGGGACAAAAAGAATGGTACGAATACATGGGTAGAGTTTATAGACCAAATTAAAACGGATATACCTAAGGAGTAAAGATGGCAATAAGCATATTTGGAACTAAAGCCAACAACACTGATATAGTAGTTAAAGATACTGTTACAGGTGATGTTGACCTAAGCAGTGGCGACTTAACTACAACAGGTACAGTCACTGGTAACTTATTTAGTGGTAGTGGTGCTTCTTTAACAGCTTTACAATCTGCTCAACTTACTGGAGCTTTACCAGCTATTGATGGTTCTGCTCTTACAGGCATATCATCTATAGGAACCATTGTAAAAATAGCGGCTGATGAAATTACAGGAACAGCTAGTGGTTCAGGAACATTTTCAAATACAGGATTACAAGTAACTATTACACCAGCTTCTACATCTAACAAAATAATGCTCTTTACAACAGGAACTATTGGCGTAAGTGTAAACACTTTGGCTGCAAGATTTACACAAAACAACATTGCTGTAGGTATAGCTGACGCAAGTGGTTCAAGACTTAGAGCGTCCTTTAAAATTAGAGGACCACACGATAATAACCATTCAGCATTATTTTCAGGCTCATGTATATTATCACCCAACTCTACAAGTGCATTAACTTACAGAGTGCAGTTTGAAGCTGAAAGTAGTAATACATGGTATTTAAACAGGTCATGGAATGACAGTAATAGCAACAATGCACCCCACGCTAGAGCATCTTCATATTTATATGCAATAGAATTAGCTGGTTCAAACACAACAATTAGTACATAGAGGTAAAAATGGATTATAGTAAACAACCTGAATTACATGATGCATTAGCTGCATTAAGACCAACTTCTACATTTTCAATGAGAGACCAAGATTACTCTACAATAGAATGGAATGATTCAGAAAATACACAACCAACTTTAGAAGAGTGTAATACTAAACTAGCTGAATTAACTGCATTGTATCAAGCAAAAGAGTATCAACATAATAGAGCAGCAGAATATCCAAGCATAGAAGACCAACTAGATGACATATATCACAATGGTATAGACGGTTGGAAGTCTACTATACAAGCAATTAAAGACAAGTATCCTAAGGAGTAAAGATGAGTAGTATTAAATTATTAGGTGAAACCTCAGGTGAGGTCGTATTAAAAGCACCCGCTGTAGCTGGAGCTAGTGAAGTTACATTACCTACAGGCACAGTAGATTTAGCTAACTACGTTACCGCAGATAGTACTGCTACATTCACAAACAAATCAGGAAATATATCTCAATGGACTAATGATTCTAACTATATAACAAACAGTGGAAATCAAACAATAACTGGAGATATAACTATAACAAGTGGAAGTGGGGACGCAACATTAAAAATAGCATGTCCAACTACTACGGATAGCTCACAAATATTTTTTGGTGATACTGGTGATGAAAATATAGGTGTATTACATTATGACCATAGTCTTAATGCTTTTAGATTTAATGTAAATAATAGCGAAGAAATGAGACTAGAATCTGATGGCGACCTTCATGTAGATGGAGATGTCATTGCTTTCTCAACTACAATATCAGATGTTGCATTAAAATCAGATATTGAAATGATACCTAATGCACTAGATAAAATTGATGAAGTTAGAGGTGTCACATTTACAAGACACAATGGACAGAAGTCTGCTGGTATTATTGCACAAGAATTAGAAAAAGTTTTACCTGAGGCGGTTAGAGAAAAAGAACTTAAACTTGTAGATGGTAAAAAATATAAAACAGTAGAGTATGATGCAATTCATGGCTTATTAATTAACTGTATTAAAGAACTCAAAGAGGAAATTAAGGAGTTAAAAAATGCCTTTACCAAGTAGTGGAAATCAAATAGCACTTAGTCAAATAAGAAACGAGTTTGGCTTAGGCTCAGGTCAGATAGCTATGTCTCAGCTATATGGTAAAGGTAATGCACCAGCAAGTAGTGGAGCGGTTCAATGTGGTGCACACTTTTATGGTGTGTCTGCTGTTACTTATTTAGCTGAATTCACTATGACTATTGGAAGAAGAAATATTAAAGCTGGTCAAGATGAATACGGATTTATGACTACTGCTTATGGGGCAACTGGTTTTGGTACAACTAATTATGGTTCTGTTTCACCAACTGGACAAACAGTAAATGGTAGACAGGTATCTGCTATACATATATTTGTTGATACAGCATTAAGTAATACAACACAATTAAGATTATCGTTTGGTGGTGGTACAGCTACTTTTACTAATTGGACTGCTATAATTATTGGTAATACAACTGTTGCACGAACTTCTTTTACAGCAACTAGTGCAAGCAACAGCACTTATAGATTTACGAAAAATCCATCAGGAAACATTATAGGAACGAGTGGAACTAAAACAATAAAATTTATATAACTATGACTTATACATTCACAGAAGTAGAAACATTCAATATAGATGATGACTTTGATTCACTATACACCGATAGTTTAGATGATTTAAATGGTGGAACAATAGTAGCTAATGGTACTGCTGAAGAAAAGAAACAAAGATTAATTCAATTAGTTAATGGACAAAACGTCCACAACATGAAAAACATTATCATAGCTAGAGATGGTACGCCTTGTATGTACATACAGGGAACATTTGTTGATGGTTGTTACACATGGCACAACGGTATCGTAGCTAAGATTAATAACAGTAAAGCATGGACAACACATGCAGACTTTCATCAAGCTAATAAAGACTGGATACTATCATTAGGTGGTGACTCATGGGCTATAGAAACCATTATAGGCACAGACATTGATACCTTCTTTACAATGATGGACACTAACGGAATCTGTTTAGGAACACTAGAAGAAACTAATACAGATTACAATATGAAAATAATGAAATGGACTTACTAAATGGGAATCTACATCTCCGCTCTGTACACTACATATTTTATGTTATCGTTCTATGCGTTCTATGTGTTATCTTGGACGCAGTTTTTCTATACTTATATCTTATTTTACTTGCTGCTTGAAGTAGCAATGAGCTTATTTCTACACAGATGGGCTACACATAACCTGTGGAATCCACCAGTGTGGCTACAAAATATAATGAGTGTTGTATCAATGACAGCATTATTAGGTACACCTATATCTTATAGTGCATGGCATAGAACACACCACGCTACCTCTGATACACCTAAAGACCCTCATAGTCCTAAGTATTCTAATTGGTTATACATTATATTTGCACCTCATCATCAACGCACTGAACCAAAGAGAGCGGCTGATAGGATGAGAAACAAATGGCAACTATGGCTGACTCTACATGAAGTGCAGCTTGTCTTTATATTAAACGGTTTATTATTATTAATATTACCTATTGATTGGTTTTTAATGTGGGCTACTGCGGTAGCTTGGACAACGTTTTGGGTAATGGCTGTTACTGGTATTATGTGTCATTCATATGGAAAAGATGAACCATGTGATGTACCATACATGTATCCAGTGGCGTTCTCTGAAGCGTTCCATAAACAACATCATATCAGCCCACAGTTAAAACACTGTAAGTACGACATATGGGTATGGGTAATTACAAAACTGAGGTGGGTATGAAACATGCGAGATTAGTACAATTATTAGCTTTGCTAAACCATATTATAGCTATAGCGGGGTGTTATTATTTCCCTGAGTATATTGTTTATGGTTTATTCGCTTGGGCGTTTGTTAATATCTTTGGCACAAACATTGCCATACACAGGTTTATGGCTCATAGAAGTTTTGAAACAACTCCTATCAAAGCTAAGATTCTAAAGTATCTTACAATCATACCAGCATTTGGTAGCCCACTATCGTGGACTGCAATGCACAGATACCATCATATGTACAGTGGTAGTAAACAAGACAATGAATCCCCTGAGAATATAGGATATGTCAGAGCATGGCTTACATTGTATGACCCTATTACTGTTCCTAAAGAGATGGTAAAGGATATTCTAAAAGACAAAGATTATATGTTTATAACTAAGCATTATTGGACTTTATTACTTAGTTATATAGCTATATTGTACGCAATAGACCCATTATTAGGTGTATTTGCGTTCTCATTCCCAGCAGCATGTGTATATCAGGCAGCTGGTGCGTTTGGTGTTATACCACACATGAAACAGTTTGGTTATATTGTGGTTAAACCCAACAAAGACTGCACGGCGGTCAACAGTCCCCTGACTTCTCTTATAAGCTGGGGCGAAGGTTGGCATAATTATCACCACACTATTGCAAAAGACTACAGACACGGTCACAAATGGTGGGAACTAGACCCACCCGCATGGTTTATAGAGAGGATATTTCTTAAATGAAAGTTACATTAGAACAACTTGCTGAAAAGCTAGACCGACTGGAGACAAAAGTAGAATCGTTACAAGAAGATGTAGCCAAAGGTAAAGGAGCTGTGAGTTTTCTTATGTGGTTAGGTGGTATAGCCACAATTATTGTTGGATACTTTTGGAGTAAGTAATGATACCTTTTGAAGTTATTACCATGTTAGGTAGTAGTTTACTTACAGGTGTATTAAGCCTGTGGTCAGCTAGTCAGAAAGACAAGGCAGAACAACAAAAGTATTTAATACAACGTGCTGAGGTTGATAGAGCAGCCATACAGGACGCACGTAATCACGGTGGGCACTTTCAAAGTGTGACCCGTCGTTGGATGGCATTATTAGCAGTATTCTTTATTATATGTTTACCAAAGCTAGCCGTCTTTATAGACCCTTCTATTGCTGTACATTTAATGTATTTAGAGCAAGTTAAAGAAGGATGGTGGATATTTGGCTATACACAAGAGGTAACTACCTTTGCTGGTCTTACAGGTATAGTCATAACTAACGCTGACACACACTTTTTAGCGGCAGTATCGGGATTTTATTTTGGTTCTGCGGCGGTGCGTAGATGATAGATAAATTAATTACAGCTGCAATACCTTTGTTACTTGCTTTACTGGGATACTTATTTACTAGTTTATTGTCTATACATGATAGTGTAAATATTCTTAATCAAAAAATGTCAATACTTGTTAATATGGATAATCAGATTATTCCATCTCCTGATAATGTCATTGAACGTCAAAAGATTAAAGAAGACATAATGACTGAATTACTAAAATTAGATAAAAGATTATCTATAGTAGAATGGAGAATAGA